GTTCGCGTTTTCTCTCTCCCCGGCGCATCCAAAATTGTGCAGAAAAAAAACTAATTAAAAATGAAAACTTTAAAAAGTAGAAAATATAATGGGAACTATAAGAAAATTAGAGAAATTGTTTTGGCTCAAAAACCAAAATGTTTTTACTGCAAAAAGGCTGTCGCAACCACGCTAGACCATGAACCACCCATTGATTCCTTTCCGTCACCGGAACTTTGGGTGGGTTCATTAAGGCCAGCATGTTCAAGTTGTAACTATTCAAGGGGGGCTAAATATGGAAATGCAAAACGCAAAGCAATTAAAAATAGTCGCAAGTGGTAAGCCTAAGAAGAAGTTAGGCCGGCACACTGCCGCTATGGTCAAATCATTGCAAGGCCGTAATGATATTGATGATGTTAAGCGTGAGATGTTATTAGGTTTAGCACGCGCCTGGGATCGCATTGAAGAATCCGGTAAGGGTGGTCATACAATCCCATCTATATCTAAAGAGTTGCGTGAAATATGGGATTCATGTGCATTGCCTGATGAGGATGATATATTTGAGTAAATCCTTATGTACGCCTAGATGGGCATCATTAAGAGATGAAGCGTGTGAAACAGATGGCGATAAATTAGCCCAGGTAGCAAACTTATTAGGTTTTGATTTATTTGATTGGCAACGCTATGTAGCAGATGTAGGTTTAGAAAAAGATGCAACCGGGTTATACAAGTACAGATCAGTATGCGCTCAGGTAGGCAGGCAGAATGGTAAAAGCAAACTTATTGAAACGCGTATTGCTTATGAGTTATTACAACCTAAAAGACATGTTGCATATACAGCCCAAGACCGCAATATGGCTAAGAGTAAATGGGAAGAACATTTATTAAGTTTTCAATTATCACCTAAGTTTGCTAAACGCATTGCTAGGGTATCTAGGGTTAATGGCAGTGAAAAGATATACATGCGTAATGGATCAACTTATGGAATTGTTACACCTAATGATAAAGGCGCACGCGGCCTAAGTTTAAATTTAATGGTTATTGATGAAGCATTAACCCATCCACTATCACTGATTGCTAATTTACAGCCAACACTTGCAACTAAACGCAATGGTCAGTTATGGATTTTATCTAATGCCGGCAGGCCGGGAGAATCTGAGTTATTAGAGCATTACCGCGAAATAGGCCACCGCGAAATAGCCGAACCACAAAACAAACTTGCATGGTTTGAATGGTGTCCATCATCAGATGATTTTGATTATATGGATCAAGAAGTTTGGTATCAGGCTATACCTTCATTGCATGAAGAAAAAGGTGTATTGCTAGATGCGGTGAAAGAAGCGGCTACAACTAATAGCCCTGAGATATTTACAAAGGAATGGTTAAATGTTTGGCCATCAAGAGATGCAGTACAGGTGATCAATACTGAACTGTGGGATTCTTTGGCTAGAACAGATATTGCAGTAGGCAATCAAATTGTATTTGGTGTGGACATATCGCGTGAGCGTGATAAGGCTTCTATTGGTGCATCAGGCTTAGTAAGAGATTTTACGCCGGTTGAGTTGATTGAGTGTAAAGAAGGCACATCATGGGTATTGCCACGCTTAGTTGAGTTATGTAAGAGATATAATACAAAGGTAGTAATTGATACTGGATCACCGGCGGCTTCGCTTATAGCCGAACTGGAAAAAGAAAACATAGGCGTTATGTCTATCCACTTGCGTGATTACGCTATGGCATGTGGTTCATTCTATGATGCAGTACAAGCCAAAACTATATGCCACTTAGATGATCCCAATTTAAAGACAGCCATTATGGGTTCAACTAAACGGCCATTGGGTGATTCCTGGGCATGGAATCGCCAAAGCACAACTAACATCACGCCACTTGTAGCGGTTACGCTGGCACGCTATGGTGTGGTAACAAAAATAGAAGATCAGCCGGTTGCAAGGAGTAAAATATACTAATGAAATACATATCATCAGTTTTACAAATAATAGGTTCTTTAGTGATAGTTGCAGGTGTCGCAACAATTAACCCACTGATAGCGGTAATATTATCGGGTGCATTTTTAGTTTTATTTGGTATTGCTTTGGAAAACAGAGGTAAATAATGCTAGGCCGATTGCTTAAAAGACAAATTCAATCATCTATGGTTTATACATCTTCAGGCTATGTAGATTCTTTGGGTAGAGTTGGCCGATTCTTTGAAGGCAATTGGGCAGGTGCTTATGTAGATCAAAATACCGCTTTAGGTATTCCGGCAATCTATCGCGGTATAACTTTAATTAGTGATGCGATTGGTGCGCTTCCGCTTTGTGCATATCGTAATAAGCGCGAAGTATTACCAACACCACAAATTTTAATGCGCCCAGTGCCAACTGAAACTCGGATGGAAACAATTAGCGCAATGGCGGCGGCTTTAATTATTCATGGTAATTATGTTGCAGTATTGGGTGAACCAGGTGCTAATGGATTACCTGATTCAATTTATCCAGTATCACCTGATCGCGTACAAGTAAGTACCGACAAAGGCAGAATCATTTACAAAATTGATGAGCGTACTTACGATCAATCAGAGATTATGCACATTAAGAATTTTACACTGCCAGGTGATTTAGTTGGTAAAGGTATATTGGCAGTTGCAAAACAAGCATTGGGTAAAGAGATTGCAATCAATGAATACGCATCAAGATATTTTGACGGTGGTGTAAATCCAACGGCAGTTATCAAATCTGCAAACCCTGATCTTTCACAAGAAGAAGCGGATGCACTAAAAAGCGCGTGGATGGCAATGTACTCATCACGCAATAGATCACCGGTAGTTATGAACTCATCAACTGATTTTGAAGTATTAAGTTCTAATGCGGCTGAATCACAATTAGTAGAAGCACAAACAGCCGGACTAACAGAAGCGGCAAACATTTTAGGTTTACCGCCCTATTTCTTAGGATCACCTAATTCAAGCCGCACTTATTCAAATGTCGTAGAAGAAAATTTACAATTGATTAAGTGGTCAATCCAGCCAATAGCCGAGAGAATAGAAGCGGCATTTTCTGATCTACTTGTCCGGGGTCAAACAGCCGGCTTTAAATATGATTCATTATTAAAAACAGATACAGCAAGTAGATATAACGCTTATGCAACTGCCTTGTCTAATGGCTTCTTATCTGTTGATGAAGTTAGAAATTATGAAAATCTTGATCCTATGGATTATGAAGAAGGGGATGAAGTAGAAGGCGTGGATGATTCATTACAAAGTGATGTAGTAGATACAGTAGAGGATGAAAACTATGTCTGAAGAAAAAATGGAAAATAGAAATTACTCAGTAAATTTAGAGTTACGCGCCAATGGAGATGGCCGCACTATTTTTGGTATTGCCGTGCCTTACAATAAAGAACAGCGAATCACCAGCACAATGATTGAAGTATTTAGAAAAGGCGTGTTTGCAGAAGTCATCAAAGCACCGCACCGGGTCAAACTACTTAGGGGTCATGGTGAAAACAATGTACTAGGCCGTGCCACATTACTTAGGGAAACCGAAGAAGGCTTGTATGCAGAATTTAAAATATCAAAAACGCGTGAAGGTGATGAAGCGTTGGAACTAGTCAAAGATGGCGCATTAGATCAACTATCAGTTGGGTTTATGCCAATTAAGAATAAAAAACGGCCTGATGGGGTTATGGAAAGAATCAAAGCACATTTGGCTGAAGTATCACTTGTAACCTTTGGTGCTTATGGTGAACTAGCAAGCATTACAGGTATGCGTGATGGCCAACCACAAATGACACCTAGACTAGATGAAGCAAGGAAGATATTAGATGCCATACAGCGTAGTAAGTAACCACCCTGAGTGTGAAGGATATGCAGTTGTAAAAACTGATACTAATGAACTAATTGGTTGCCACAAAACGCAATCTCAGGCAGAAGATCAAATGACCGCTATTAACATTTCAGAGTATGGTGAGAATCGTGCCGAAGGTTATGCACCTACTGATGCAATGAAGACAGAAGCACAAAGAGGATTAGATTGGCGTAGTGAATTTGGTCGCGGTGGTACAGAGATAGGAATTGCCAGGGCTAGAGATATTGTCAATGGTAAAAATTTACCTTTGGAAACTGTTAATCGTATGGTGTCATTTTTTGCTAGGCATGAAGTAGATAAAAAGGCAGAAGGCTTTAGCCCAGGCGAAGATGGATATCCTTCTAATGGTCGCATTGCCTGGGCTTTATGGGGTGGAGATGCCGGCAAGTCATGGTCAGAAAAGATTGCTAACCAAAATCGTACTGAAGAAAAAACAAGATTTAACACTGCCCTACAAATACTAAAAGATTTAAAAAAAGAGATATAATTTTGTCAAGTCGTAGAACACCTAACCCTGGTATCCAGCGCGTTACACCTTCTCACTAAAACAACTAACTAACAGGAGAACCATGTCTAATACTTTTTTAACTTCTCTCCGTGAGAAGCGCGAATCAAAGACATCTCTAATTCAGGCAACTTTAGATCGTGCCGCAGAAGAAGCACGCGATCTATCCGAAGTTGAGTTGGCTAATGTAGAAGCCCTTAACCTAGAGATTAAAAAGTTGGATGAGCGAATTGAGCAGATGTCCGATATTGAAATCCGCAATCAAAAAGCCGCAGATCTAGCCGCTAAAGTTGATGCGAATATTGAGCCAAAGAAAGAAGCACGCGCAGGTGGCTTTATAGTTACAAGCGAACAACTTACTTACTCAGAGAGATCAAGCAATGATTTCTTAACAGATGCTTTAAAAGCACAATTCAAAACTGATGCTGAAGCCGGTGCGCGTATTGCACGCCATCAACAGGAAATGGCAATTGAAAAGCGTGCAGTTGGTACATCCAATTTTGCAGGCTTAGTAGTGCCACAATACCTAGTTGATCTATATGCACCATTAGCACGCGCAGGCCGCCCATTCGCGGATGCCGCACGCAAGCATCAATTACCAGCACAAGGTATGTCAGTGGTTATCTCTAAGATAAATACTGGTACTACAACTGCATATCAAACATCTCAGAACACTGCCGCAGTATCACAAGATATTGAGGATACAACCCTAACTGTAAATGTAAACACAATTGCAGGCCAACAATCAGTATCTAAGCAAGCATTACTACGCGGATACAACATTGAGGGAATTGTTTTAGGTGATTTGATTCGTGATTATCACACCAAATTGGATAACTCACTTCTTAATGGATCAGGATCAAATGGTCAGCCATTAGGACTTGTGAACATGACAACTGGAATCTTAATAACTTACACTGCTACAACCGGTACAGTTGCAGGTTTGTATCCAAAGATTGCAGATGCAATTCAACAGATTCAAAGCAATATCTATGTAAATCCAAATGCAGTAATCATGCACCCACGCCGTCTAGGATTCCTATTAGCCGGTGTTGATAGTTCAAATAGGCCGTTGATTGTGCCGCAGGCATACAACCCTATGAACGCAATGGGTACAGGTAATGGCACACCTACTTATGGTAACTCAGGTTACTCAATTCTAGGATTGCCAATTATTGTGGATGCCAACATTGCAACCAATAAGGGTACAAGCACAAATCAAGACACAATCTTTGTGGTTGATTTGAATGAAACCCATCTATGGGAAGAACCAGCCGCACCAACCTATGTAACATTTGAAGAACCAAATGGCAAGGTTGCAATCAATATCGTTCTATTCGGTATGTCAGCATTTACCGCAGAGCGTTATTCAAAGGCTGTTGCACAAATTAACGGAACAGGTTTAGCAACACCAAGTTTCTAAACCAATAAGTTTCCAGGCCGCTACCCTTCCAGTGGCCTGGATTCTAACTATGATCGGTATTTAATGAATGGAGTTTGTCTAATGTCCCAGGGCAGTACAGGATTTGGATACCGATCATGGCTATAACAAATGGATATGCAACATTAACTCAAATCAAGGCCTACATGTCTATATCAGATAACACTGATAATGACTTGCTAGAAGATTTGGTTGAATCAGCATCAAGATCAATTGATCGGATTGCTAACAGAAGATTTTATTTAGATGCAACTGCATCAGCACGGCTTTATCGTGCCTACTCAGATATTTTTGTTTATGTAGATGATATTGGTAGCACAACTGATTTAGTTGTCAAAACCGATTCAAATGGCAACGGCACATACTCAAAAACTTTGACTTTAAATCAAGATTATATTTTAGACCCATTAACCGCACCATCTTTGAACCGACCATATACCCAATTAACAATGGTATCTAATACTGAATCATGGCCAATATTTCCAGGACTTACACAAAATGGATTACGCCCAGGTGTACAGGTAACTGCAAGATGGGGCTGGCCGTCAGTGCCGGATGATATAAATATGGCGTGTTTGATTCTTACCGCCGATCTATACAAGCGTAAAGATGCGCCGGGCGGAATATTAGGACTAGGTGATTTGGGCGTTGTAAGAATGTCCCCAATTGGTAGAGATGTAACTGCAATGGTCAGGGCATACAAAAAAGAAGTTATTGCATGAACCCAAGTACAGTTAGAGATAATCTAAAAACTGCATTGCAAACAATAACCGGTATGCGTGTATTTGATTATGTCCCTGATTCCACAAACATTCCAACAAACAATGCTTTTGCAATAGTTGGCCAATTATCTATGAATTATGACTACACATTAAACCGGGGCTTTGATTCAGCATCATGTCAGATCATTGTTGTAGTTGGTAGAATGAGTGAAAGAAATGGGCAAGAAAGATTGGATGG